TATCTTGTGTTCATCGATAATGTGATGAATCAAGGACCATTCGACCCTGAATATCATACGATCTATCAGTCAAATCTATGCTGTGAGATACTTTTACCTACTAAACCTTTTAAGCGCCTCGATGATGCTGATGGTCGCATCGCTCTATGTACTCTTGGATCGATCAACTGGGGAGCATTCCGCAACCCCGAGGATATGCGTAGGGCTTGCCGTATTCTTCAGCGCAGCCTCTGTAATATTCTTGACTATCAAGACTTTTTAAGCATTCAGAGTAAATTAAGTAACGATGAGATTCAACCACTTGGCATAGGTGTGACTAATCTAGCATACTGGCACGCCAAGCGAGGTCACAAGTATGGTGATAGAGATGCACTACAAGAAGTTAAATCCTGGATGGAACATCAAGCATATTACTTGACCGAAGCCACTGTGGAACTTGCTAAAGAACGAGGCAAGTGTGTAGATAGTGATAAGACACGATATGGTAAAGGTATATTCCCTTGGGAGTTACGAGCCAAAGGAGTCGATCAACTTGCTAACTTCAAGCCTGAACTAGACTGGGAACCACTCAGAAATGAGATGAAAACATATGGCGTAAGAAATGCTACATTGATGGCAATCGCCCCTGTAGAAAGTTCAAGCGTAGTGATCAACAGCACGAACGGCATTGAGATGCCTATGTCATTGATCAGCGTCAAAGAAAGTAAGGCAGGAAGTTTCACACAAGTTGTTCCAGATTATCACAAATTAAAAAATAAATATCAGTTGATGTGGGAACAACAAGACTGTGCAGGATATTTAAAGACTGCGGCAGTATTGGCAGCATATGTAGATCAAAGTATATCCACAAATACTTTCTATAATCCTGCGCATTTCCCGGATCGTAAAGTTCCAACCACATTGATCGCTAAGAATCTTATGCTTGCCCATCAGTGGGGACTTAAGACATTCTATTATAGCTTGATCAATAAGGCTGGAGCAAAGTCAACAGAAGAAAAATTAGTAGTACAAGAACAAACAGCAGTCGAGATGGATGATGACTGCGAAGCATGTAAACTTTAGAAAGGGAATTCAATGGCTTACAGCACACAAGTAGTAGATCATTATGAGAACCCACGAAATGTGGGTAGTTTTGCTAAAGACGATGACCGAGTGGGAACTGGCATGGTTGGTGCCCCGGCATGCGGGGATGTGATGAAATTGCAAATCAAAGTATCTGAAGATGGTATCATCGAAGATGCTAAGTTTAAGACATATGGTTGCGGTTCAGCCATAGCAAGCAGTTCATTAGTAACTGAATGGGTTAAAGGCAAAACATTAGAACAAGCAGGGCAAATCAAAAATACCCATATTGCTGAAGAATTAGCACTACCTCCTGTTAAAATACATTGCTCTATCCTAGCAGAGGACGCAATCAAAGCCGCTATCAGCGATTTCAATGTCAAGCATACTTGCTGCCAGAAATAAGAGTAAACATTAATGCTTGAAACCATATGTGATATTTTAGTCGATGCTTATAAGCGTAATTGGATCACCAGTCGTGATGGCAATGTCAGCATTCGTCATCATGACCGCAATTACTTTTATATCACCCCTAGCGGTGTTCGTAAACAGACACTACAACCAGATCAGTTTAAGAAGATTAAAATACAGCAAGTCCCGCATGCCGCACCGCCATTTTATCTGAATGGTTGGGAAGAGATGGAATATACTGATATCAGTAAAAATTTAAAACCAAGCGGCGAGATACCTATGCATTTTGGTCTACAACGCATGTTGGGTCAGCATAGCCATGATGTTCGTGTTGTAGTACACATTCATCCTACTTATATTGTCGCGGCAATGCATGCCAGTATACAACTTGATAAATTAGTGAAAGATTTTCCAGAGTTAGGTAGATATACGAAAGTAGCACCTAATGTACCTGATGTTCCTCCTATCAGCGAAGAACTAGCACAGGGAGTACATAATAATCTAAGTCTTGATAAAGATGGCTACACTAAGTATGATATTGTAGGAATAAAAGGACATGGAGTCGTTAGCATAGATACTAGCCCGTGGAGAGCATACGAACACATTGAACGATTAGAACATATCTGTAAAATAGTATTAGCATCAGGAAATTACAAATGAGCAAAGAACAATATAACCTAAAAGCAAAAACAAATTATCTAACAAGAAAGATGTTCCTCGACCCAGAAGGTCCTGTGACCATTCAAAGATTTGAGGAAGTCAAATACAACAAGATACAGAAATTAGAGCAAACTGCTAGAGGTTTCTTTTGGGTTCCAGAAGAAGTCAGTCTAACAAAAGATGCTAATGATTTTAAAGAAGCAAGCGATGCGGTGAAACATATATTCACTAGCAATCTATTGCGTCAGACTGCATTAGACAGTTTGCAAGGTCGTGGCCCCAGTCAGATATTCACTCCAGTTATCAGTTTGCCAGAATTAGAGGCATTAATTTATAACTGGACATTCTTTGAGACTAACATTCATAGTCGCAGTTACAGCCACATCATTCGTAATATCTACAATGTACCTAAGGATATTTTCAATAGTATCCATGATACAAAAGAAATCGTTGACATGGCAAGTAGTGTAGGCAAATATTATGATGACTTACATCTTATCAACTGTAAAGTAGAAGCAGGTGAAAAGATAAAAGAAACTGATCACATCAAAGCAATTTGGTTAGCACTCAATGCCAGTTATGCATTGGAAGCATTTAGATTCATGGTAAGTTTTGCAACTAGCCTTGCTATGGTCGAGAACAAGATTTTCATCGGTAACGGTAACATCATCAGTTTGATTTTACAAGATGAACTATTACATAAAGAATGGACTGCTTGGATCATTAATCAAGTTGTCAAAGAAGATCCTAGATTTGCAAAAGCAAAACAAGAAACAGAAAAAGAAGTATATGACATGTATATGGATGTCATCCGTGAAGAGAAAGAATGGGCAGATTATCTGTTCAAGAAGGGAAGTGTTATTGGTCTCAACGCCAATATTCTAAAAGACTTTGTTGACTATACAGCCACCACAGCACTCAAAGATATAGGATTAAAGTACCACCACAACGCACCCAAGACCACACCTATACCGTGGTTCAACAAGCACAGCGATACTAGCAAGAAGCAAACCGCACTGCAAGAAAACGAGAGCACCAATTATGTTATTGGTGTAATGAGCGATCAATTAAATTACGACGATCTGCCCTCGCTATAATTACATATAATAAGGAGAATAATATGAAGGCTATCATTTGGAGCAAGCCGGGCTGTCCTTACTGCGTACAGGCCGAGAAGCTATTAGAGACTAAGGGATACGAAATCGAAGAACGAAAGATTGGATTTGGTTGGAATAGAGAGCAGTTGCTTGAAGCAGTACCGAACGCAAGGACAGTTCCTCAGATATTTCTAGACGGGAAACATGTCGGTGGATACGACAATTTAGTAAAACATTTTAACGAGGCACAATAATGGATATTACAGCAGGACAGACATATAGTTTTAAACTCAATAGCGGCGAAGAATTGGTCGCTAAATTAGTAAAAATTGAAGATGGGTTTTATTTGATCAGCGACCCAGTAAGCATTGGACCCGCACCTAGCGGCGGATTAGGATTAGTGCCCAGTATGTTCACCGTAAATATGCACTCAAATGTGAGACTAAATACTAATAGTGTCGCATTAGTGGCGGATACAGATGACAGCGTTAAAATGAAGTATATCGAAGCCACTACAGGAATCAAGGTTCCTGATAAGAAAGTTATATTAGGATAATTTAATGCCAAAATTAAGTCGTAAGGGTGATAAGAATACTACAGGAGGACAAATCATTCGCGGTGCAGGCACCGTGTTTGCCAACAATAAACCTGTAGGATTGCATACTAGCAAGATCACACCTCATGACCCTAAGAAAAACAAGAACCCTCACAATAACGCAAGTACTACAGAAGGTAGCCCTACTGTGTTTGCTGAGGGTGATCCTGTATTAAGAGTGGGCAGTGGTAATACATGTGGTCATAAAATTGTTGAAGGTAGCGACGACGTTTTCGTTGAGTAATCACGATGGCAGATACAGGTAAACAAAGCCCATTAGGCGTAAATGTTGTAGGCTCTCTGTTAGCCGGTCATGATATTGCCACACCCGATAATACAACATTTTATATTAATCCAATCGCTGAAAGTTTTTACGGAAAGAGTAAAAATAATGCAGACTATAATCCGGGAAGCATCGTTAATGATACTTGCTTGAAATGGATGACATATGCGTTAAAGGAAGCATGGGCTAGAACTCCAATGGCCGGAGTGCCGAGTAATATAACACCTGAAGTATATGATGCCATGTTAAACATAGGTCAAAGTCGTATACCTGCATTAGGCAATAGCAAACCACCCTCATATCAAGTCGATGATCCAACTGGTTTCTGGCAAAAGACAGGCGCAGCAAATACAGGACTTGCGATCACAGGTAATGTAGATCATGGTCAAGACGCTAGTTGGGATCCATGGGACAGCGGGGATCCTGCAGGCTCTAACCCCAACAGTGAAGTTACTAAGTGGGGCTGGGTTCGTGCAATGGCATTGCAGGCGTATAATGAATTTTATTTCAACGCTGAGATAGAATATAGCACCCCGGGAGACTATTCTTATACTAGTGCAGTCATAAACGATGATCCTTCGTATAAAGATTTTACTGATTCATTTCTTAGATCAGATGGGTTTGTAAAATTATCAAACGAAGCGATATTTGCGATTCAGAATTCGCAAACATTTTTGCAAGGTACTTTTAGTAACCAAGATGATTTGATCACAGCCGATATATCTGGTGTAAGTTTATCTGCTAGAGCATTTGGACAAGATTTAATAAATATAGGCAAGGCTGTCGATTTAAAATTAATCAATATATTCGGGTTACCTTCTGGATTATTGAGAGTACTAAAAAATAATAATGCATTGACAGGTTCCGTGATTTTATCTTTATTAGCGGCAGGGCTGTCAAAAACTGATATTGAGAATATCAGCAATGGAAATATCACTCCCACTAAAGATCAAGAACAAAAAATGTACGGCGCATTTTTATTAATAGTGTCAGCCGATCTTCAAGAAATATTAACGATACTTGAATGCAAGACAAAAAAATTAGAAAGTCTTGCAGACTTATTGAGTGTTAAGAAGTTATTTCCGTTAAGTTACAGAACACTAACTGTGCCGATATACAATACGAACCCCGGACCCACTAATAGTAAGACATATTATCTCTTATTCATTAATGATGCATTAAATCCACAACTTGTTCTGCCGAGAATTAAAGAAATTGTAGGGGAGATAATACCAGTAAGACCGCCGCCTATAGTAGAAGAACCGACACCACAGCCACCCCCACCTCCGCCAACGAAGATACCGGAACCGGAAGTTATCGTTATACCACAGCCGCCGTCTATTCCAGTACCGGTACCGCCCCCATTACCTACTGGTGGAGGCGGCGGAGGTTGCGTAGCATTAGAAAGTTTTGTACCATTAGTCGAAATAGAACAAAAACACAACAAGCGTCCTATTACTCATGCTTGGATGTTAGAAAGTGGCATGAAGATCAGTTTAGGTACAGAAGAATTGACTATAGTAGATGGTCAAGTAGTCAAGACACTGAACGATTATCAGCCTTGTGTTCGTATTAGCACTAGTGATGGCATCACATTAGTATGCTCGACTACTGCTCCTATATTAACTAAAGACAAGGGCTTTATTCCAGCAACAGAAGTATATGGACAGCGTGTAGCAGTCATGCGTGGTGGCACTACATGGTTCGATGAAGTAGTAGGATTAGAAGATGTCGGTATGAAGTTCGTTCGCGTTATCGATGCCGGTAATAATAGTTTCTGGGCAGGCGAAAGACCCGGCTCATATATATTGCACCATAATGTTCCTATCAACGAACAAAATGATATGGAGAAGAAATAATCATGGCTGACGAACTAAATTTCCAGATACCACAGCAGGGCTTTGATAGTTATCTGTATGGTATCATACCAGATGATCAAGCCGTGTTAGCAGGTGCGCTTAGTGTCAGTATGCAACAGATTAGAAATATTGACAAAATCAATATACAAGAGTTTGCACAAGTCGCATATAATATTGAGAATATGGCAGGGCTACCTTTTGCAGGTGGTACAAACATTCCTACCGATTTACAGTCTGCTGTTTTTGCCAAATCAAAGACAGCATTAGGATCAGGAATATACGGCACTTGGACCATGAGTAATTTCTTTGGTTGTATGAGTGGTCTTCCATACCCATTGAAAAATATATATGATGGTATCAAACAATTAGAAACAGATACTCTTAAAACAATATATCAAAATTTATATCTTGCAGTGACTTGGAATCCTGCTGTGATTTCTATCACAACTGATGAAACATCCCCCGGCATTTGGCAAATAACATCTATATCAATTACTTCAGGTGGTGGATACGGAAGAGAGAATACTAGCGCACCTGTAATTACGCTAAACAATGGCGCATCTGCAAGTTGTGTTATTGGAACAAATCCAAATGATTTATCTACATATGGAAAAATTATTAGTTATAATCTAACAAATCCCGGAAGTAGTGCTGCTGACAATTTTACTGCTTCTATTGCACAACCGACTACAATACATGGCGGTTCCGGCTGGACTCCAGGAATGAATACTGCTATTTTATATTATGTCAACACTGCGAATAATGAGATTCAATCGATAAAGACCGCATCAGCACAAAATTTTGAAGCATCAAAAATACTTGATGTTTGCTGGAATATCACTGGTACTGCGTTGAAGCAAGAGCAAAGAGCAAGAAATAATTTTGCACCACCCGTGACAGTACCATACGATAGATGGTATAACATTGCCCCTACTGCATTTTATGTTTTCGTTGATAGCATACCCGATCTTGCTAAAAAGACAGAACCACATCAATCAGCGCAAACACTTGAACATATCAGTAATATAAGAAATGTGGGTGGGCAGAGCGTAGTCGGCTTGATGAGAGAAAGTAGAAACCAAGAACGACTAGCACAAGTAGGTATAGAATTGGATAACAATATCCCCGACAGATTAGATGTTCAACTGCAAAGAATGATATTCAACGGCCCGCTACCTAAAGCCGTCGATGGTGTTAATGGATATACAATACCGGCGAACCCTGCATTTGAATGTGTGACTGGAGGTAGTCCTTGTGATCTTGATGTTACAGTAGAAGTCTGCGCCCCGAAGCCCGTCGCATTTTTTGATCCTAATACTCAAGAATTACAAGAGATGACAGGCACGGGCGCTGGAAATATATCAGCCATAGTAAACAATACAAGTTTGGGACCGTTTGGTAACGGGACAGGTCCGGTCGTATTATTAGACGGTCAATTACCGCCCGGATTACCGCCACCCGAATCAGCATGCGGTGAACCTCCGCCGGACGATTTGATCTATACACCAACCGCAGATTTACCCGTTATTTTATACCCCGTAATACCGATAGGTGAAAGCCCACCGTTAAATGGTTCTAACCTCGTACCACAATTAAACACAGCATACACAGCATCAACATTAATTCCAAGCACTTATGACATTGACGAGGCTATAGATAAAGTTATTGAGTGTAATTGTGATTGTTGGGTAAATTAATACCCAAAAAACTAGCGTTATTAAGATCAAGTAGTTACAATAATTACTTAATGTGTCTTATCTAAAGGCATTGGGCGACCAATCCGTAGGAGAAAACAAAATGGAAAAATCGTTAAAAAGTCTGAACTTGTTGTTTGGGTTATTGTTTGTTATAGCGTTGACATTTATGATCAGCACTAATAAGATTCAATCACTAAGATCAAATAACTATACCAAGACCGAAAGTATAGAGAGCATCGAAAAGAATCTTTCATGTTTAGCACTCAACATCTATAGAGAAGCAGGACATGAACCTTTCGAAGGAAAAGTTGCAGTGGCTCAAGTTACATTAAATCGTACTGAACATCCAGCTTTTCCGAATACAGTATGCGAAGTAGTATATCAAAAGAATTCGTTCACGGGCAAAGTTGTTTGCCAATTCAGTTGGTACTGCGATAGCGTACATAGAATGCGCCCTATCAATAAACAGGCTTACGAAGAAAGTTATAAAGTGGCTAAAATGGTTTATTTAGAAGGTTTCAAATTGGAGAGCGTAAAGAATGCATTGTACTATCATGCAGATTATGTAAATCCAAATTGGGGTAAAAAGAAGGTAACTAAAATTGGAGCGCATATTTTCTATGAATAAAGATTTAACTCAACCTGAAAGCAATATTATGAACAAAGTTTTTGATTATACAAAGCGTTTCTTTAAACGCATGTGGCTAGAATTCAAGGCTAGCATTCGAAAGGTCACTATCGACGGTATCGGTTGGACTGCGTTATTGACATTACATGCGGTCACTATCCCTACTCTAGTAGGATTGATGACTGGATTAAGCGACAAGACACCGCCGATCGATATGGTCTTGATTCTGTGGGTCGGTATGGCATTGTTCTACTTCAAGAGCATCCTTGAAAAGAACATAGTCAGCATCATCATTATTGGTCTTGGTTTTATCGCACAAAGTGTTTTGATGGCTCTTGTTTTCTTTAAATAAGAGTGTGAGCGAAGAATCTAAAAAACCAAATTCAGCAAAAGGACAAGAGAGTTTCGACATAACAGTTGGGAACTCTCTTGTTTCCTTTTTCAATAGGAATGCGACCAACTATCCTACAGAAGTAGGCGCACCTAAATTCGACCTAGTTCCAGTCACTAAGCAAAAAGACATCATGCTTAATGTGGCTAGATTACATGCTAGCCAAGAATATGATCGTATCATGGAACTTGTCAATGTCTTACAACGACAAGCACAACAGATTCAGCATAGATTGAAACTTACCGATATGGTACACGGAGCAAAATATAGTTTCCAATTGTACCATAATCAATGCTATTGGCTTGCTTTCGACCATAGAAAAAATTACACTATACTTACTCCGCTAGGTCCTAATGATTGGTCTACAGGAGTTCCCAAAGATTACGAGTATATCACAAGAGTAAAATGGTTAGGTGATTATACTTGGATAGAAGTCAACCCCGATGGTAGTGAAGGAACACAGACATTATGACTATTAGTAGTAGTCCAGAACGAAATACTTTTCAGATGGAAGGTTATATCGAACGATGCAAGCAAGAAGGCAAAGAACCTTCACAAGACTACCTCGACATGTTTTTAAAAACTCAACGAGACAGCATGAGTAAATTTGATGATCCTGAATCACATATAGACAACCTCGAATACGATTTGCGCACTAATGACTGGATATTAGAAAAGGTGCGCAATAATGAAGTCTACGCACAGAACCTATATGCCAGTATGTGCAATACTGATTTCATAAAGAACGATGTATGGCCTATTCTTACAGAAAAGAAATGGAGTTGCAGTTGGCGTTATGCAGGTGGCATCATTGCTGATATGCGACAAGAGGGCGATTACATCGATTGGTACTGCTCAGGTATTAAAAATACCTTGACCGACGATGAATTGAAAGAATTGACGAAAGATCAACTAGAAAGATACGAGATCACCAAACAATATGTAGGTGAAGGGTATGTCACAGACGAGATTAGAGATGATCTATTAAAGTTGGGCTGGATAGTTATTGAAGATGACGGATCTTTAGTATAAATACTTTTATGAATCTTAATAACATTAAGACCGGCGTTAAACTTATTAAAGAGATAATTGCTAATAGTAAGTCAGAGAAAGCGCCGTGGCATAGAAAAAACCAAGCAGAAGTCGCTAAAAAGATCCACGCGACAAGGCCAAATAAAGAGCAGAAATGAAAAAGCAATGTCATAATTGCACAGTTCAAGATTCTAAGCCTGACCTTTTTCAAAGATATTTAAATTACTCCGCGATTTTTATAGTCGCGGCTATCTTTTGTTGGGCTACCTTGAAACAATTTAACTTATTGTAAGGTGTACTATGAGTAACGAACAAACAAAAGTAAAAGTCAGTAAGCGTAGATTAAAAGATGATAATGCAGTTCGTAAACAAGTAAAGATTGCAAAAGCACATGGCTTAACAAATAAAGACAAAGCAATAAAAGAACCACATAGATTAGCAAAACATCATGCTATGGATTGCGGAATTCCCGGCTGTATATTATGCGCCAATCCTAGACACAACAAAATGCTTAAAACAAAAGATAAGTTGACTATGCAGGAAAGAAAATTTTTTCAGAATACGGACGATGCTAAAAAGTTCAAAGATGAATAATGTCACACAATTGTCACAATTTTGACATATAAATTTAGTAAATATTTTTGTTCATTATAAAGGAGAAATCATGAACAAAATATTTGCTATAGCATTAGCGTTATTCATATCAACATCACACGCACAAACAATTAACGGAGCCGGGGCAACTTTCCCGGCTCCACTGTATTCAAAATGGGCAGAAGCCTACAACAAAGAAACAGGCATCAAAGTTAACTATCAAAGTGTTGGCAGCGGCGCCGGCATTCGTCAAATTGAAGGTAAAACAGTTACTTTCGGTGCAAGCGATATGCCACTTAAAGACGATAGACTAGCAACATTAGGAGCAACTCAGTTTCCTACTGCTATCGGGGGCGTAGTACCTGTGATTAATCTCAAAGAAGTCAAGCCGGGTGAAATGAAACTCACTGGCCTAGTTTTAGCAGATATCTTCTTAGGTAAGATTAAGAAATGGAATGATCCTGCAATTACAAAACTTAATCCATCATTAAAATTACCTGATCAAGATATCATGGTCGTTCGTAGAGCAGATGGTAGTGGTACAACATTCTTGTGGACAAACTATCTAAGCAAGATGAGTTCAGAGTTCAAAGAAAATATCGGTGAAGGCACTGCTGTCAACTGGAAAGTTGGAGCAGGCGGCAAAGGCAACGAAGGTGTTGCTGCCATGGTTCGTCAATTATCCGGCTCACTAGGTTATGTTGAATATGCTTATGTTAAGCAAACTAACATGAACTGGGTACAGATGCAGAATCGTGATGGTCAGTGGGTCGCACCTGATGATTTAACATTCAAGGCAGCGGCAGCAAATGCTACTTGGGACAAAACATTCTTTCAAGTACTAACTGATCAACCTGGTAGAACCAGTTGGCCTATCACAGGTGCTACATTCATTATCATGTATCTAAAGAATGATAAGGCACAAGAAGCAGCCGAAGTTCTAAAATTCTTTAGATGGGCTTTTGCTAAGGGCGACAAGATGGCAGAGGATTTAGATTATGTTCCTCTACCAGATAATGTCGTGGCATTAGTAGAAAAAGAAATGAGTAAGATTAAATAACCTTACATAATTAACGAGTTTGTCTAAATATCGCAGTATGACAAACGAATTAAAATCACCGTGTATCGCGGTTTGTAGGGTACGGGGCGGAGTGTGTATAGGATGTTTTAGGACATCCAAAGAGATTGTAGAGTGGTGGGACGCTGACCATTCTAGAAAACAAGAGATAATCTCGGCCGCCCACCAACGCAAAATAGAATTCGAATCTGAATAAAATAATTCGGAAACAAGATATACTAATAAGTATCTTACTGACCTATAGGAGAAACATATGAAAACAGTCGGAGATAAGTTAAAGCCATTCGCAATTACTGGCGTAAAGCCGGGTAAGTTGACCCCAGACGATGCATTCGAAACAATTACGGAAAAGAGTTTTGAAGGCAAGTGGAAGGTAATCGTCTATTACCCAAAAGATTTCACATTCGTTTGCCCAACTGAGATCGTTGCTTATGACAAGTTGAACAAGGATTTCGCTGACCGTGACGCCGTATTATTGATCGGCTCAACAGACAACGAGTTCTGCAAGTTAGCATGGCGTGCATCACATGAAGATTTGAAGAAGACTAACAGTTGGATGTTCGCTGATGTCGCCCGCGAAACATATAGCGAGAATGACGGCTATCATAATCATAGCCTCATTGAGCAATTGGGAATTTTCTATGCCCCAGCCGGCGCCGCTCTACGCGCAACATTTATTGTTGACCCCAACAATGAAATTCAACATGTTACAGTCAACAACTTGAATGTTGGTCGTAGCCCAGAAGAAACATTGCGTGTACTAGACGCTTGCCAGACAGGCGAACTATGCCCATGCAATCGTACTATCGGTGGTGCAACACTCTAAGAAAGTAGTATGTAGTGAATGAGTCCAAGACGAGAAGCCTGGCTAAAGCCGTTAGTTGGCGTATAACAGGAACAGTCGATACATTTATCATCAGTTTTTTTGTGACGGGCGAAGTTGCATTAGCAGGCGCCATTGCAGTGACGGAAGTAGTGACAAAGATTTTCTTGTATTGGGCTCATGAGCGTGTATGGAACAAGGTAAGTTGGGGTAAAAATAATGATTGAGTGTCTAATATTAGGTGATAGCATAGCAGTAGGAGTTCACTCTACACGCCCTGATTGTGCTGTGTATGCAAAAAGCGGAATCAACAGCAGGGATTTTGTCAATAGATATATAGGCAAAGACCTTGTTGCTGAAACCGTGTTGATTAGTTTAGGTTCAAATGACTATAAGCAAATCAAGACAAAAAACGAATTACTAGATTTAAGATCACAAGTCGTGGCAAAAAAAGTATATTGGGTCATCCCTGCTATCAAACCAGAGATACAAGAAATAGTCGAGGGGGTAGCAAACAAATATGGAGATTGGATAATTAGAATTCCCAATCTTTCAACAGATGGTGTTCACCCTACAAGACAGGGCTATAAAAGAATAGGAGAAATAATAAAATGAGAAATTGGGTAGAAATAATCAAGGATAGTATTCCTGATCATAGCAAAGATATTCGATTGAATCTCGACAGCGTGATCAATCGTAGTCCGTTAAGTGTAGAAGACACACATGCTTGCGCATTAGTGGCTGCATTGGCAGCAGGTAATGGCGAGTTGGCGTATGCTATCATGACTAGCGGCGAACTAGACAACTTCACAGCCGAGATGGAAGCAGCCAAGACAGCCGCTAGCCTAATGGGCATGAACAATGTATGGTATCCATTCGTTGAGATGTGTAATGATCCTGAACTTAAGGGTTTGCCTGCAGGACTACGCATGAATGCTTATGCTACACACGGTGGAGTATCAAAGAAGAAGTTTGAACTATACGCTATGGTAGCAAGTGCTATCGGCAAGTGCCACTTTTGTGTGAAGAATCACTATGATGTTCTTAAGAAAGAAGGCATGACTACTGCTGAATTACATCACGCAGGTAAGATCGCTAGCGTGATCAATGCTATCGGCAAAGTAGCGGCACCTATGTAATCACTTATAGCCGATAACACAATATCGGCTATATGGATTTATCTCATAGTCAAATTCTTTAGACCCTAGAAATTTCACTTCAGATAATTTAAACTTATCGAGGAAAGTTTCTAGGGTTGTGTTTGGGTTCTTGATCTTATAGATAGGATCATTGACGATACCTAGACTCATGCTTTGTAAGCATACCAATTTACCTTTAGGTATATTGTCGAACCAAACAGTAGAATCCATGTGTTCTACGCTACAGTTTATGATCACATCATATTGATCATAGTTGTATGTGTTAGCATCAGCCAATTCATTTTTGAATGGATTGAACTCTTCAAATCTCCATGCTTCGGTTAACTTATCGGCTATGTCAATGGCTTCACGATCTATATCTATTCCCATGATCTTTAGGCCCAGATGTGGATTCCTGATCATAAGTATCATACCCATGACATTATGCCAGCACCCTAAAACTAGTATCTTACTATCGGGCCGTAGATAAGTCTCTAGCATTTCGCATAGCCATATCTTGCTATGCATCTGCCCATGACTGAAACTTTGAAAATCCATATGAATATTTAATGACATGCTACTATGTATAAATAAAACGACGGACTCATCGTGAGTCCTTTTTATATATAATTAGGAGAACAATATGAAGAATGTAATCGCTTTGGGTTTAGTAACTCTTGCTCTAGTAGCATGTGGCAAGAAAGAAGAAGTTAAGGTTGAGCCAGTGGCAGCACCAGCAGCCGCTCCTGCTGAGGCAGCACCTGCCCCTGTAGCACCAGCAACACCTGCTCCAGCTGCCGGTGGCGCAGTTGCTAAGGAAGAAGGCAAGGTAGAACTTAAGTAATAAAAAATATCCTTAAAAGGGTATTAATAATTACAAGGCATAAATAAATTCACTATGAACAACCTAACACTCTTATCCAAACATTGGTGTGACATACAGATTAGTATGTCAAATGCCTATGCCTTTGGATCAGAGACACCACGCAACCAAAGAGATAGGATGCCCAGGTGATGTAAGTTGTTGATTTATAACGAATTTATATCCCGGGCTTAAAAAACCCGGGATTTTTGTTTTTGAGGCTTGACATTTGGTTTGAGAGGGTGCATAATACGATCTGTGTTGAACATTAAAGGAGACACAGATTAGTAAAAGTTTGAAACAAGGCTTGACACGCACATGAATTTGTGCGATGATAGCAGACTAGTGCGAAATTGAGGAAACGAGGTCCTCGCAGCCGCACTTTAAAATTGCTGTGAACGGGCGGACTGTAGGATGAAGCACTTCTTGTAGTGTGAAAAATTACAGGTTGGGGCATGACCCCAACATAGCAAAGTTTACTTTGCTATTCTATAAGCATATACTAGAAAGAAGCCCCATACTTTTGATGTATGGAAAAGGCAAGTGTATGCTTATAGAATAGTAAATACATTTTTGCTCTCATAGCTCAGTTGGCCAGAGCAATCGCCTAGTAAGCGATAGGTCGTCTGTTCGAATCAGACTGAGAGCACCATGTACAGATTTATTGGCCTATAGCTCAGTCGGTAGAGCATTTGACTGTTAATCAAAGTGTCCCTGGTTCGAGCCCAGGTAGGCCAGCCAATTAATAGGGGAGTCGCCGCGAGGCGTATTCTTAAACGACCCGTAGAACTCCCGGGCGCCCCTTAGCATTTTGCTCGGTTCGTCTATCGGTTAGGACGCTGGCCTTTCACGCCGGAAAGACGAGTTCGATTCTCGTACCGAGTACCATTCAATGGGTCTATCGTATAATGGCATATTATATCTGACTCTTAATCAGAAAGATGCAGGTTCAAGTCCTGCTAGGCCCACCAATTTGTGAGTTTGACTGTTTGTAGCATGAATATACCTTATGTAAACAGGATAGTCTATGTTGCGTGGGGGCATAGATGAAAGCAAACCAAGTTGTCAGTAGACACGGGTTAGCCCACGCCTTATTTTTAAAAATCATTTATAAAAGATATATACTTTTGAGAGTCCGAGAGCGAAGAGTTTAACCAACTACCTGGCTGTCGAGGATGTACCTAATCTACTGTTAGTCTTCTCCCGCTTATTAGGGTGTGCTGTGGTGGCACTGGAAACAGTAGAGGGCGCAAATCTTAGGCCCTTAAACGGAAATGACAGCACTCTCACCCTATTGCTATGCAAAATTTTTTTATATTTGATGAGTTTTACGAAGACCCTTATAAGGTCAGAGAACATGCATTGAATTGCGAGTACAACCTAACTGCTCCTAAGCATTGGGATACACATAGTGATGATGTTCTATGGCCCGGTAGAGTAGCCGAATCATTTTATAAAGAAAAAGGCATAGATGTTAAATTTAGTAAATTGTTAAACACAGTAGTAAGAACTACTAAGGAATCTGGATTCTTTAGAGTAAGCCCATTGAATGAGACTACTAAGTATGTGGTTCACATTGATGGGTTTAACGATAAACCTGCTAGACAATTTACCGCGGTAGTCTATCTTAATACCCCTGATCAGTGCCTAGATAAAAAAGGTACTATCTTTTATAGACATAAAAAAACGGGAAAAATTAAGATCGACAACTCAATAGATGATATGTTATTATCATCTGACTATACATCAATCGATGCTTGGGAAATAGATCAAGTGATTGATTTAAAGTTTAATAGATTAGTAGTTTTAGAAACAAACCTATTTCATTCTATAGGTGATTGTTTCGGAACAGTTGTTAGTGATTCAAGGTTAGCACAAATTTTTACGCTTAATGAAATCACATAAGTAGTAGTATACGGGCCTGTAGCTCAGTTGGGAGAGCGCCAGCTTTGCAAGCTGGATGTCGCAAGTTCGATCCTTGTCAGGTCCACCAATTTTAGAAAGTGTGTTATGTTGCATCTAATAAATGATCTTACTGATAAATTTTTTAGTTTTATAACAGAAGATCCAGTGCGACCTAATATACCACAGGTTGATCGTGTAGGCCCTAACAAAGATATCTTTGTTATGCGTGACGAAGATGACAAGGTTCAAGCGATCACTTGCGTTAGTTACCAACAAGATGTACCTACATCGGAAGCAGAACTTTTTCAAATATGTTCAGAACCGGACATTGCAGTATTCTATACTATTTGGAGTTATAAGCCCGGTGCAGGAAGACAATTGATCTTTGATGCTGTATCATACATCAAAGAGCATAAACCCGAAATCAAACGATTTGTAACTCTCAGTCCAAAAACTGAGACAGCAAAAAAATTTCATATTAAGAACGGTGCGGTAGTTTTCAGAGAAAACGCAGACACAGTTAATTATGAATACCTTTGACGCAGAGTGGAGAAGGGGTATCTCGTCAGGCTCATAACCTGAAGGTCGGTGGTTCGATTCCATCCTCTGCAACCAATGATGGAGTGTGCAATGTCATATCCTAGACTGAAACTTTTTGAAGCAACCATCAGAACACCTGATGGTAAAGAATTCAAAGACCGTGTAGGAGCACAAACGGTCGAAGAAGCAAAGTTGCTATTACAGCAACGACATGGACCCAGAGCGGTTCCATATCTACCTAGATTGATTCCAAGTTAATCATTTGTATCGCTAGCTCAATTGGCAGAGTTCTGGTCTCCAAAACCAGCGGTTCGGGGTTCGAATCCCTGGCGGTACGCCAAACATTGTTGTAAAAATACAACAGAAAAAAGGTTGACATTTACTTGATCAATCTGTATAATTGTCTTTAATGAATTAGATGTAAGAGTGGCTGAGTGGTCAAAGGCACCGGATTGCAAATCCGTTAAATCGTCGGTTCGACTCCGACCTCTTACTCCAAGTTTTCATCGGAAAATGGCTGTGACTACCATAACCAGCCCAGTGTTCTTGAAAGACGCAATTCTAGACAAGTCCTAAAGAGCAAACGGTAGCAGGGAGATTGCTATCCATAACGATGAGCCTAACGTTCCGGGTGTCTCCGGATAGTGTGACCCACACGATGAGAAGTACAGTGACATGTACGGGTGGTAGTCTTTAAACCGAAAGGCCGCTGGCAGTGCGAGAACGGTCCCTGTCGGGAAGCGGGTGGAAGGTACGTGTGATGCATAGAATCGCTAACCTTAGTTGAGTTAGATTCCGGATTAATCTATGTTGATGTACTACAATTACCGCCGGGGGACGCAGAGCATTTTAAAATATATTAAGGGTTACCTGATCCGTTAGGTACTTAGTGCGAGGACAGTGGGGCCGCCCACGCTCAATCTAAGTATATGAAGCGTATGAGTACAACGTACCGAACGTGACGGGCAGTTAGGCAGTAATGACGAAACTGAAAATATGAGAGACGGTCTCATATAGCAAGTCTAGTTCCCTTAGTGTATTTTAAAATGCTAAATCAAATATTTGGAGAGTTGGCAGAGCGGTTGATTGCACCAGACTGTAAATCTGGCTCCTAAAGACACGGTGGTTCGAATCCATCACTCTCCACCAAATATCGCCTCAATAGCTCAGTTGGTTAGAGCATCGTCTTGATAAGGCGGGGGTCCATAGTTCGAATCTATGTTGAGGCACCAATTGGCAGTGTAGCATAGCGGTTAATGCGCTTCCTTCATACGGAATAGATCGTGTGTTCGAATCACACCACTGCTACCAATGGTGGCTGTCGTCAAGCG